ATACCCCTGTTGTACTATTCCACTTCACTTGCTCATCAACAGCCGTTCCTGTCGTTAAAATATCTTGAACATCTATACCACCACGAGAAACATAAAGACAAGCCTTGCCTATCATATCGCCATAAGTAATAGTAGTTTCTCCACCTGCTGCAATAGTTCCCTTTGTGTAAACCGCACCTCCAGCAACAATTACAACCCCTTCTGGATTGATTTCCGTTCCTGTTGTAGCATAAGCACCTGTACCCTGTAACGATACACTATACGTTGCTATGTCCTTGTAAGGTGCATTTATTTGTAAACTTGTTAAATTGCAATCCCCACTAATCACTACCAACCCATCAACTCCATTGTCAATAACAAACTTTACTAAAATTGTAGTGCGGTCTTGTTGTTGCTCAAGTAAGAATAAATAGCCATAACCATCCAAAGTTATAAGACCATCACAAGTTACACTCCAAGTTGCAGTATCATTCTTGTATTCTCTATACCAAGCACTCGTTTGGCTTGTTACCTCTTTTTGGTCAACACTTACACTAAATGTGCAATTTGTTGAACACGAAAAAGCAATATCCCTACCTGCTGGATAAGCACCTGAAGGTGGTTCAAAGTAGTATAAAATTATATTGTTGCCCTGTACTTTATCTGCCATATTGCAAATTTAATCTTTTTATGAATCTATGTATTTTATTGTTTCAGTTGATTCGTTATCTACATCCGTAATCTCTATAATTTGCATTGAATCAACTTCATCTATTTGTGGAATAATACTTGCTCTATTTAAAAGGAACTTTTTACCATCGTAAGTTAAAGGAGTTGTATTTGGGTCAGTAACTAAATAAACTTTATCTAAATAGTTTAGTCCTTTTTCAGTTTGAAATGAACCCAAATCCGCTTCTAATGTGCCAAAATTCTTACTTAATAAATTTGAATATTGTCTAGCTATAAGCATTTGTAATAAAGGGAAACTTTCAACATTTGGATATCTAAACCAATTTTTTAACACATTACCACTTGAATCATATAAAACACCTAAATTATTAGTTAATAATCCTACTGTGTATCTAAATTCAGCATAACTGCCATAATCTTGTTTTAATTCTTTTATATTGTTATTTCCTGTTCCTATTTCTCTTGTAACATTAATTGAATTTGTAATAAATGAACCTTGTGTCAATTTTACATTTCTAAATAAAATAGCATTGTGGTCAGTTCCTTGTTGGCAAAATATTTTAATTAAAACATAACCACCCCATTGCAATCCAACACCAACAGGAATTGCTGGATATGTCATATTAACACTTATTGAATATGAATTAAATTCATCTCTATATGTATCAGGAGTAAATGGATTATCTATTGTAAGATATGTTTGAGTTGTTTGCCAAGTATTTGCACTATTATAATAATATGATGTAACACCCCTCACTAATCTTATCTCTACTTTACCAACTATATTAGGTAGCATTATGTGTTCTAATGATAATGTAAATTCTGGTCCAACCATATATGGTGCATATAATGTTGCACTAAATGGAACAGGTGGTACATTTTGTAAATATGCAGTTGCACCAGCCGATGCAGATGTTAAAAGATTTATATTATTAAAATTTGAATCAGGTACTACTTCAATTAAATTACTTGGGTATGTTCCTGTTGAATAATACAAAAACCATCCAAATACTGACAAAGAATCAGGAGTTGGTGTATAGTTTTGCAATCCTTTAAATGTTCCATTATGAATATAATTATTAGGATAATTAAAATCGTATGTTAATTTTATTTTTGGATATCCTTTTCTAACTATTTTGGTTTGACTATTATTTATAAAATGAACATTACCTTCTGCGTATGGCTCAATAGTTACATCTTTATCAAATACACCGCTTCCTGCATTAGCTAAACTTGGATAAATTTGATAATTAGTATAGTATCTTGTATCATTTGCCATTTCGTTGATAGCTAATAATTGCCATTTACCATCCGATTGAAATAACCTACAACCAAATGATTTAACAATATTTTCAAGTACTTGATAGTATGTTACTCCTTGAATATCCCTTCTATATTGATATGTTTGGTCAAATGGTTCTTCCGATGAAGCATCATCCCTTGTGTACATTCCTTCAGCATAATACGAACACGATGTCAATAAATCAATAGCTTCAGGATATAATATTGCATTTAATATTTCTGCAATTATATCCATATAATTAAATAAAGAATTAACTGTTTGTTCTTCTACAAAATCAAATGTATTGTATTCTAAAAATGATAACCCATCTATGGCAATCATATCTACTTGAATATATCCTGTTGTAAATGGTACTTGAACATAGTCATTAAATAAAAATCCACACCATAGCAAAGTATCTTCATTTAATAATTTAACAAAATACTTTCTATCATCAAAACTTAATAATTGCGGAAAATCATCATAATTTTCATCCGATACAAGAAAAGAAATATTTAATTGAGATGAAACTATTGCTGCCAATGGTTCATCTTCACTTGCATTAGAATTTAATTGAATATTTACTGCATCATAATTTATTACTAAATCAGTAGTGTAATCTCTTTCGTAAATATCTACATATAAATTTGTTCCATCTCTCAATGCTTGTGTTAATCTATATTTTATTCCGTATGCCATTATACTAAACTTATGTTTTGACCTTTTAAGAATGATGATTTTTGCGTTCTATTTATTGCAACCAATAAATCTTGTCCTCTTAATACAAATGAACCGCCACTCATTCCACCGCCGCCACTCATTGCACCTGCACTAAATGTAGTGTTAAGCATTCCGCTTAATTTACTTAAAGGTATAACGGCTTCAGGACCAGCTTCTCCAATTAATGCCATTGAAGGACCATTTGTAATACCTCCTGTTGCTCTTGGACCTGAATAACCAAATGCACTTTGTAAAGCACCACTAGCAGCAAAAATCGCTTTTAGTTCAGGGAATGCAGTTAGTATAGCTTGAAATATTGTTGCTTGAATAACCGCAGAAGCGATTGACATTGCAATATTTCTAAACATTTGACCAACCGCCTCTAATGGATTAGTTCCTTGCTCTAAAGCATCAAAAACACTCATTAAACCATTTGTTACACTTCCAGCTAATAAATTAGCAAAATTCTCATAAGATTGAGCAAGTGCATTAACTCTATCACTTTCCATCTTAAAAGCCTTCATCCTACCTGCTGCATCCTTTGTTAAAAATTCTCCTAAACTATTATCCTTACCTGTAACTCTTTTTCTTTCTTCACCCATTCTTGTTTTCCTATCAGCAGTTGCTCCTTTATCACCATAGGTAAGAATTAAAGCATTATCAAACCCTTTATCTTTGAATATTTTTTTGTATTTCTCAATATCCATCATTTGTTTAGCTAACTCATATTTAAGATTAGCCCTATATTCATCTAAAGCATCTATTGTTTTTTTTCCACCCTTTTTAACTATTTCAGGAGTTGGAGTTAATGTTATTGTATTTAATTGCTTTGATGTATCTGCTTCAAGTTTAGCAATATTCTTTTTAATATTATTACCTAAAATATTATATTCATCATTAATTCTATTTTTTTGTTCAGTAACCGATACCCTTCTTGTTGCAAATCCTGTTCCTTCTAATTTTTCGGAAGTAATCTTTTTTAATTCTGCATTTCTTTTCTTTTCATTTTTTATATTTTCTGCATAAGCAATATCTAATTGTGCTAAATTATTTTTTTCTTTAGCAACCGCATCGCCTTGCATTGCTGCTTGATTTACTAAAGTTTGATAATACGCTTTATCTTCACCTAATTTTGCATTCTTAATTGCAGTACTATTGCTATATAATTTTTGTAGTTCTTTTAATGCTTCTTCTTGTGCCGTTTTATCACCACCAACAATAATTTCAGTTAATAAAATACCTTTAGTTCTTTTAGCTTGTTCGCCACCAATTAATTTATAAATATCATCAGCTACTAATTTAAGTTTCTTTCTAAATTCCTCTAATTCTTCTGTTGGTCCTTTAAAGAATGCAGCTATTTCTTTACTAAATGTAACCGCTAATGAAGATACTAAACCAATTGCAACTCCAACACCTGCTGGACCTATTAATCCTGCTGCCATTGCTTGTAAAGCCTTTTTAGTACCACCTTCCGTTTTAGCTAATCGTTGGAACGATTCAACCATAGGATTCAGGTTATTCGCAATACCCATTATCCCATAAGGTGCATCTTGAGCAATTCTTGAGAAGTTAATTAATGATTGCGAAGCATCCCCCATTGGTTTACCAGCCTTCTGCATTCCCATCTCAAGTTTTCCAATAGTTCCATTTAAACTTTTAATCTCGTTATTGAGCATATTAATCTCAATAGTGTTCGTAGATTTCTTTAATTGTGCTTGAAACTCCCTTAATAGATTTTGAGATTTTTGCAATTCGGCTTGCATCTCACTAATATCCATCCCAATCTTGACATCAAAACCAACATTCTCTGCCATAATATTTTAATTTACTCCGTACAACTTTAAAGTCCTTGCCAATTGGTCGCTTGTTAGCATTACCTTTTCTTCTTCTACTTCCAAATCATCAATCGCTGGTATATGCCAAAAAGACTTCATACTCTTGGGTGATTTTTCAGCGGTGTTACTTAAATATACAATATAGGCAAGGTTTCTAGTCCTTGCCCATTCGTTTAACTCTTGTTTTTCCTTACCCATTACGATAATAGAAAAGTCTTTCCAAGTCATATCCCAAAACTCATTGGGTCTTATATTGCATTCAGCAGCCTTAACTAAAATATCATCCCACCCTAACTTTATTAGACTTTTTTTTTTCTTCCTTCGGTGTTCCTTGTACTGTTGTAACTGTGTTTTCAACAATATACTTTAAGTACAAAAGGACTTGTCCTTCAGGGTTAAAAATTCCGCCTATTTCATCAATCCAATCGCAAACATCATCTTCGGTAAATTCTACTTCTTGTTTGTTACTTATACAAACGGATTTGTAACCGATATGTATTAATTTAACAATATTGTCCAAGTCGTATTGGTTACTACCTAAAAACTCAAAGTACTTATCTATGGTTATGTCTTTTGCTTTGCAAAATTCCCTCATTGACCAAGTACCCCATTTTAATTGAATTGTTTTGTTGTTTAGTTTTAATTCAAACATAGGTTTATGCAGTTTCAGTTTGTGTTAATGGTGGCAATGTTACTACGAAAGTTGCAGTAAATTTAACATCATCTTTATCAGCAGCGTTTACTTCAAAATCGCTAATAAATACTTGACCTGAATAAACAATATCACCTGCGGTTGGTGTTGCTTTACCCATCTTCATATTGAAGGCAGTTTTAGCAGCGTGAGCAGCATACAATTGTTGGTAAGAATCCTTACTTGGACTTCCTGTTTCATCAATTGCAAATCCTTCGCCTTTGAATGATTGTGTAAATGAAGGACCAGCTTGATATTGGTCTCCACATTTAGAAGTTGCATCAATAGTGTTTACTGTTGATGTCATTGAGTTTGTTGTAAGACAAGCAACGGCTTTGAATGTTGCGTCATTGTCTATGTCAGCGGTAAGAATATAATCTCTTGCTGATACTTTTGTTTCTGCCATTTTATTTAATTTTGAGTTATTATTATATTATAAGTTATTATCGTTCTAAATACATTGTCCAAAGGGTTTAAACCATCTAAATTTCTAATTGCACCAACCACCAAACTTGAAGCATAAAACCCATTTGCAAGGGTTATATTCGTGTCGGAATTGATTGCAGTTAGTATTAAATTGCTTATTGTTTCGGCTCTTTTATATCCAAAGTTACTATTTTTTATGACAATGTCAACATCCATAGTAACGGAGTTGGTGTAACTGATTTTACCTTGTTCCTGTGCGGATGTTCTGCCTGTCATAATTATATATTCATCAGTTGCAGAATCAGGTGCTATCCCATCGTAAACAGGCAATGCACTTGAACTTGTCAAGTTGGTATAAAACCATTTCTTTACTTCAATATTAGGATTTAGCATTTAGTATTCTTTTTATGTTAGTTTTTAACTTTGGTATTTCTTGTTCGTATGCTGGTATTAAAAATGGTTGTGGTCTTAATCCTTTCCTTAATATGCTTAAAGCAATAGCATAAGCAGCTGATTCGTTTTGCTTTTGTTGTATAGATTTGTTGCCTGTTCTTCTACCTGTCTTTACACTATATGTTCCAACAATACCTTTTCTTTTAACCCATTGCACTAATGCTTCAAGTAATTGTGCAAATGTGCCACCTTTATTACCTTTAAATTGTCTTGCAAATTGTTCATATCCAACAGGTATTGTTACTTTTCCACCTGTACCAAATTCAATATAAGGTGCATAAGATAGTTTACTTCCTATTGTAAAAACCAATTTACCTTTTGTTAAATCCTCTTTTAATTGAATAGAATTTCTTAATGTACCAATATTTACAGGAGCATATTTTTTTGCGTTAGATTGAATGTTTAATGCAGATGAGTTAAATTCATCTAAAACATCATTTTGTATTCTTTCGGACATTTTATTTAATTTGCCCATAAGAACATCAACACCACTTACATCAAAAAATATACCTGCCATTATGCGTACATTAATATTTCGTAAAATCTAAACTGATTTTCTACATCCTTAATTGAATGGATTGTGTACATTTCCCCTTCAGCTTCTATTTTGTACATATTGTTAATTGTTACATCGTATCTAATAAATACTTTAGCTAAACGAGTAAAACTCAATTGTGCTTCTAATAATGCCCTATTTTCGTTTTCAGGTCTAAAATCCCCAAATACTGTCTCTTGTAAGGCATAGGTAGTTGTGTACCCACCTTGCCCATCAGCGGTGATTGTAGGCACATATAAGCCTATTTCCGAGTACATTGTGTTGGCATCAACATAGTTTGCCTTTTTGCTTCCTATCCTCATAATATTGGGCTTATTCTTGTCCAACGTTGACACGCTTTCCAAGTCTTTTCACAAATACCTGTATCACTATCCAATCCTCTATTTTCGTAATCGTAACTAACTTGGTCTAAAATCGCAATCTTTAAATCGTTCGGAATAGTTGCGTAACCTACCACATAAGTAGCCTTTAAGTTTTGGAATTGTGGTCTTTGTAATTGTGGGAACTTACCACCTACTAATGTGTAATCAGCAGCAACAATAGTGTCTCCGTTTTGGTCTATTAATGATGTAAAACTATTCATCGGACCATAAGGCAGCTGGAAATTACCATCCCAATTTGTAAACCATACAACCGCAGTTTTAGGTATTAAACTCAATCCTGTACCTACTTCAACCGCTTCCCTTGCTTGTTTAATCATCAAGGAAATTTGGTTATCATCAACATTTGTAGTAACCCTACAATACAATTTTGCCTCTGCTAATGTAACAGGCTCAACAACTGTACCTATGTCGGTCAAAGTAAAATCAATGATAAAATTATTATATGACATACATCTTTTTTACAAATTTACAATAAATATAATAAAAAACCCCCTACTAAATGTAAGGGGTCTTTATTATCTATGTTAGATTAAATTAAACGTTACCCAAATCAGCATAGATTGCTGAAGTTGGTTGCATCAAGTTAATATCTTCATAACACTCAATTCTCGCAGTAACCATATTTTGTTGGAAATTAGATGCGTTCTCATAAGAGAATTCAATAGCTAATCCTTCAACTTCAACACGCTCGCAGAAATTACTATCCATAATAAGAACCTTGTCATCAGTAACCCAAGATGCAGCAATAATAGGAGTTCCCCATATTGTCATACCACCATTTGGTGAAACGATAACTGAACCATTACCAGCGTAGTAACCAGCAGTAATTGTTTCTTTCAATAAGCGACCTAATTGTGCAGGGCTTACTAAAGCAACTGAAGATACAAAGTTTGCACTCTTTTGGTTGCCGATGTAATCAACTAATTGCTTTAAATCAACAGTTTCAGCAGTTGTTGTAGAACCTGTTGCAGCAGCAGATACAGTTGCAAAGAAAGCAGAGTTTTCAGCTTTAAAGAAATCTCTAGTCAACATTCTTGGTAAAGTTGTGCTTAAGAAAGGCAAACTTCTAGCCATTTGTTTTGAGAATGTAGAGAAACCAGCGATGTAATCATTAACCACTTTAACCTCGCTTAATGCGTAGTTGTTCTCACCTTTGTTAGAACCTTCAGTTTGAGCAGCAATGTTGTTAGTTGTTGCAGTCTCTTTGTAGAATACATACAAACCACTTTCGCTTCTTACTGTTGGAACTAAATCACGGAAGTTAATTGCTTGACTAGGTAAAACTGAAGCATTAATAGCATAAGATGCTTGAGCATCTCCTGTTAAAGCATTACCTAAAGTCATAGATTTTACATCACGTAAATCTAAACGATACTTACCATTTGATTTCATTGATTTCTCCATTTCATCCAATTTGCCATCTAATTTTTCTACGATAGCCTCATCTAAAAACTTTACTTGTTTAGATGCTTGTTTCTTTTGTGCAGCAGCTTGAGCATCAAATTGTTTTTGTGCTTCATCTTTTACTACACGGATTTCAGCGTTTGTTGCTTCCAACTTCGCTTCAATACTAGCTTGAAAACCTTTAAGGTTATCAGC